CTCTAACCTCTAAAGGGTTATAAGTTCTTTCACCCTCTTCATTCGTGTCCCACTTATGAAGTTTTTTATTAAAGTTAAATGGTCCTTTTACAATCCCTGTGCCGAGCAGAGAAGATTCTAAAAGAGCATTTCTAATTTCTGATGAACCCTTTGATTCATCTATTTGGTCATGGATTAATTTTTCCATTCTTCTTGCAGCTTTCTGAGCTGGAGAAATTTCTAACGCTGTTGGGCTAGCACTAAAACCTTCTATCAATTGGTCTTTTAATTGGTCTTCTAAAGTATCTGTAAACAATCCTTTATTAAAAGAAGCACCCGGTTTAAGAACTTTACCATCACCTTCATAACCAACATCATACGGGTTATCTAATGTATTTCCATCAACATCACCCGGTAACTCTCCACCACCCATAGTGCTTTCAATTCCGGGAGCACCTACTTGAGTATCCAGATGAGCATTAGCCATTTCACCTTCTGGTATTTTTGTTTCAGCTATTCCAATTGGAAATTTACCTGTACCAAAGATAACATCGACTAACTGTCCAAAGGCTGCTAATACTTTTGTTTTTGTAATCTTTACAAAGATACGAGACTTTTCTGAGTCTCTAAACTTAACGGACTTATTGTAAAGCCCTCTGTAGTTTTCGTATGCTTTTAACCAACGGGTTTCGTCAGTTTGCCTAGCATCTTCTGCTTGAGCATATCTGTTTTTTATTAATCCAGTTAAATTTGTTTTTTGATTAATTTCAAGGTTTAAAGTTTTTCCAGCTTCACCTTCTACTTCTTCGTAGATATTGTCAGCGTTTAAAAATGTATTTTCTTTGTCTGCCATAAAATCTAATATCCAAATGTTGAATCAGCAGGCTGATGCATTTCTCGCTTCATTCCTCTTATTCTATCAAACGAGCTTTCTATTCTTGGTCTGCTCATTATCATATAACGCAGTGCATCATATGCATGGTCTGAAGCATGTGTATCCACATCTTCAGGATTGGTTTTAGATAACGGTATACTTTGTAGTTCTCTTATTAAGTTAGGACACGTATTAAATATCTGTAACTTAGGTCTACCATTTTCTTTAACCTTTAGGAACTCATGTATTTGTATTTTACCTTGTATTCTATTTTTATCAGCAGGTCTAAGTTTATGTCCTTGACGTACTAAGGCTTCTCCAACAGTAGGTCCAGTAGTTCCTGTTCTAGCCCATGCTGCTGTATCTAATACACCTGAGACCGAGTAAGGGTCTTCAAGTTCCATATCTGTTATTATAGTACCCAATTCTTCACCTGTCAAGCCTTTTCGATATAATTCTCTATATATTATTAATGTACCGTCATTTTGGTCCATAATACCCCACAAACAACAAGACTCTGAAGCATAACCATAATCAATTCCTTTTACTCTTTCCCAATGAAGAGGAAGTTCAAACGGAGTAATAACATGTGTAAGAGGTTCAAACTCAGTAAAGGCTGCTCCTTCTGCTACATCCCAATTACCTTCTAGTAGTTGTTGTCTTTGTGTGGGTGGCAAAGACTTAAGCATTTGCTCATAAACTCCGTCCTCTGCGAGGTACGGATTATCAGCTAGCCTAGCAGGTATAAACTTTCTTGTAAGTCCGTCTTTACCTAAAAAACTAGAGTTGTGTTCTGATGGAAGTATATATCTGTTTTTAACCCAATGAGAACCAACACCACCGGGATTAGCGGTGCAGCGAAGGTATGTTTGTATTTCAGGGTCAGTTGTTCGTAGACGAGAAGCTAAATAGTTCCAGCTAAACTCTGTGGGTAAATGAGTTATCTCATCAAACCCTATCCAGCTATAGGCTTGTCCCTGATACCTGTATACATCTGCATCTCTTTCAAGGAAACCAAACTCTACCTTTGCACCACTTGGAAAGTTCCAAAGCTTTTCTACTTCTTTAAACTTAGCTCCGGGAAAAGCAAGAGGATAAAGTTCTCTGCTTTTGTCAATCATTTCTCGTAGTTCTGGCATAGAACGTCTTAGTATAAGAGCCCTATGGGCTTTGCGATGGCAATTTCTTAACGGGTCAATAATCATAGCATATGATTTACCACCACCTGCTGCTCCACCGTAGAGAACATCTTTTTCTCCAGCAGCAAGAAAGTCTGTTTGAGGACCTTCGTTAGCATGAAAAATAACTTTTGAATCTTTAATAACATCTTGAACAGACGGAACAGTAAATTCAATTTCATCTTCAGTTACAACCTTTGATGATGTGTTTTCTGTTAATTTTTTAATAACAGACTTTTCAGCATTAAGCTTGTCTTCTTTGTATTTGAGTTTCTTTTTAAGTTTTTCTAATTCTTTAGCTTCTTTAACTAATTTTAATTTTCTAGTTTGTTCGGCTGAACGTTTAAACCTAGGAGATAAGTCATTTTTTTTAACATGTTTTGATAGTCCGACATGACTAAACTTTCTACCAGTTTCTAAAGTAATAGCTTCTGCAGCTGTTCTAAGAGTATATTCTTCTTTAAGTACAGCTTGAATATACTTGTTTAAAACTTCTAGTTGTTCAGGTATAGGCGATAAATAACCTTTAATAGAACTTACTTCGTATCCAAAAGGGACAGTTCGTCCTTTCTTTTTTATGTACCCTTCTGGGATTGTCATCTATATTTAGCTGTTTTTTCTGCTATCTTTTTAGGTTGAGGAACATATTGTCTATTTCCTCTGCGTTTAGCTGCAGTCGTAGAAGCATACTCTTCATTTGTTAAAGCTTTACGAGCTGCTTTAGGCAAGTAACGTTCTCCAGTATCTGCAGACTTTTTACCTGACTTAGTTCCCCAGTCTTGTTTTGTCCACTGTCTAAGACTTCTTTGACTTTCTTTTAGGGACATTTTTCTTGATGGGTTTTGTTGCTTTTTTAAAAAACTTAGAATAAGCCTTTTTCATTTTGTCTAACCATTTAATCATTTGTAACCTCCTCCGGCTGCTTTATATTGTTTTGCTAACATCTGTGCTTTACGTGCAGACCATTGTCCAGCTTTACCACCTTTGGTACCAGCTTTAATTTTATTAAATAGTCTTTTACGCATAGTGGGCTTTGTGTAGTTGCCCGCTTCGTTTACTTTAGATTTAGCTTTTTTCTTTACTGTCATTTTTTTTACCAAATATTCTTTCCCAGTTATCTCTGTAATCGTCTGTATAAAATCCTGGTCTAGGGTTTGCACCCTTACTACCATGGGTATTCTTATAGATTGGTGACCTAAATGTTATAGGCTTTTCATCGCTTCCTATTTGTTTTCCAGCCATTACCATTTCACCTTGTTAGCCCAGTATGCTGCAGACAACACACCCCTTTTAATATTTTTACCATGCCTAGCCTTAAAACTTTTACGTTTTGCTTTCATCTTGGCTGATTCGTTTGGTTTAGGTTTACCTGCTGTAGAAGCTCCTTGCTCTCCAAACCTAATTGTTTTAATCGTATCTCCTGATTTAGCCACAACAACGTGTGATTTTTTAGGATGATTAGGTGTACGTTTAGGTTTGTTATAACCACTAACTCCTATTCTTGATAGTCTACTGTCTTTTTCTTTACCCATTAGTGTATTGTCCTTTTGTTTTCTGTAGGTATTGTGTTTAAATACTCTTGTTCTAACTCATCGTTAATATAAATACTATCAAGCTCTCCAACAACAACTAAGTGATTTTGAGATGCAGCTAGTTCTGCTTTTTCAAATGTCGAAGCAATAATGTTAGGTCCTGCAAAGGTTGTTCCGTAGGCTTCCATTTCAGTCAGAAATATCTTCATAGTCTGCATCCTCTGCTACAATGTCTATTGTTTCTTTTTCAGGTAGTATAAAAATACCACCAGTGACATTGTGATTTACTTCCATTCTTTCTTGTTTGCCTAAACCAACCCTATCTAGGATTGTCTGAGCTGCTTGTAGTTTAACGTTAGCTTGTGGCACAGCGTTATCACTTTGCATAACTTCAACGAGTTTAAAAGCAGCAGAAGGGGCTTCCCTTGCGAGTACGTTTGAGGCTAAATCTACTATTTCCTGTCTAAGACTTTTTATAATTTGGTAGTGATTGCCAGAATACCCTGCAAGTTCCGCTGAAAGTTTAAGATTCCCTTTGGTCTCTATAAGATTACTAAGGAAGTTTTCTTGTTTTTCTGTTAATTTTCTCGTTGCCGGTAATGCCATACATATTATTATAGTGGTTTATTGGTAGTTTGTCAAGCCTATAAAACTTTTTATGCAAAACACTTGACAAAAGTGAATCTCAACGCTATACTAACATTAAGTGTGCCGAGGTTCAATACCTATATTCGGTACCTATCTGACCCGACCTAACCTCCCCAAAACCTACCTAAATTTACCGAGTTCTTTTGAGCCCGACCTAACCTGCTTAACATCCTTTTAGGCTAAAAATGTATAAGCATTAGTATATATATACGGGTGGGGGTATGGGTCTCCTGCCTCCCCCTAAAGGCTTCACAAACTCTGCAGAGTTTAATAGACTTTAGAGGAAATGAGCCAAAAACCTGCCAAGATTTGCCAAGCTCTTTAGAGCTTGACTAACTTCGTAGAAGTTAAAGTGAATAACAGGGAAAATATAGAGCTTGTGAAGCTAAACAATAGTATTTAAACTCTGCAGAGTTTACCAAGGATTGTTATATTCTAAAGCTTTCTAAGCAATTTCAGACAAGACCAAAGGTCTTTCCATGGTTTATTCCTTTGCTGTCCACACAGAGCTTTACAGAGCCCCACAAAGCTATGCTTTCCTGCACAGCTCGACACAGCTCGACAAGCTTTTCAGCACAGGGAAATTGCATAGGTATTATGCAGGTGTTTCGGCAGGGAAATTACAGGCAAAAAAAACCCCACGAAAGTGGGGTCTTGAAAGGGTTACTTAGTTTCTAAGTATTAGGGAAGTTATCTTGAATAAAATTGCAAATCTCTAAAGCTTCTTTAGAGGTGACCAATTCAGTCCCCATATGAAACCTTGTTTCACCATTGTAGTCAAAGCTTTCTACGAAAGTTTCTTCAAGCTTGATTGCCAATTCTACAATGAGCTTATCTTTAAGCTCATCTTGAAATGTACAGTTAAGATTTCCCGAAGGGATAATGGATACAGAGTATCCGTTGTTAAAAGTTTTCTGTAAATGGAAACCATTTAAAGAGTGATGTTCTGAAACGTAAAAATTCATAGAATTTACCTGTATAAAATTATTAAAAATAATTTGCAGGGCTCTTTAGAGCCCCACAAACGTTTAAGCTATGCTTAGCTCTTGATTGCTACAAGCTTCTTGTAGCTTCTCATAGCCTTTAGGATATCAGCAGGAATACTCTTTAGAGTAAGAAGCCTAGCCACTTCCCCTTGAAGCAAGGGGTTTTTAGCATCGTTCAGCTTCTGAACAAAGTGACCATGAAGTGTTCCCCATTTGATGTCCTTTGGACAAGTACTCAGCTTGCTGAGAGTGGAAGCAAGCTTCCTAACCATTCCATATGAAGCTTTGCTTTGAGGCTCAGCAACAACGAAGTTGGAAGTTAAAGTATTCGTGACAGTTTTAGCTTGTTTAGCCATAATATTTTCCTACCCCAAAGGGGTAATAAAGCAATCCAGTATCGAATTGCCCCCCATTATATGAACAGCTCGAAAAATTTGTCAACCTCCTTTCGTGCATGATTGTTCTTCAATCTTAAGAAAACAACACATAGAAAAGGTAAAACCCTCCAAAATCAACCTCAAAAATGACCACGAACATCTAAAGTCTAGTAAGACTTTAATTTTTTTTAGGGTTGTCTACATATATACTTACGTATACGCCCATGTGTTTACGTAAATAGGAACGTTTATGGCAAGGGGAAAAGTCAAGGGCTTTATGCGTAAAAATCGTGTAAATATTTACGCATTATGCACGTGTAAAACTTACACAGAAACCACCATGTAAATTAATATCTTTATGCGTGCAGTTCCTCCTTGACAACTCCAAGCCAATCTGCCATTGTTGTTGGGCAATCAGCAATGTCGTTGGTTGCTAATTCGGACTATTGAGTTCGGGGAAATGATATGAACGAAAAAGAAATAATTGCTCGACCTGTCTTCGACAGCAGAGACAGAGAAAAATATGACCTTTACGATAGTTCTGACGACTATGGAATGGGGCTTGACCTTGATGTTGTTGAATATATTTACAACCAAGAGAAAATTAACAATGGAATTGTTGAAACACAATTTGACTTCCTACAAATCGGAGAATAATTATGGAAAATTTAATAGAAAAAATCAGCGAAACTAGGCAGGAAAGACTTTTGAATCCTCAAATGTCTGACCACTACCGAACTTTCTTTCAAGGAAAGTATGGCATGAAAATATACGACATCAAGGTCGGCAGAAAATGGGTATACATTCGCTCAAATTCTCACCGAGCTCGACTAACCCTTGCGAAGTTTAAAACCCAAGCGTTTGTTCAGTGGCATTGTGATGCAAGAACTCACGCTAGTTCAGAGACTTACGCTGAAACAGGTAAATATAGAAAGAAA